AACCTGCTTGGCTGATGAAGGACTCTGCTTATAGATTGGGCAGAGGCAGTTATGCTTTACCGCCATATGAAGCTTCATTTGTAGGGCAAGTTGCTGAAACTACCACTATTGAATCTGATAGTGAATAATCAAAAAATCAAAGTGTGGGGGGTTTTGCCCCCATATTTGTTAGATTGTTGTAAAAATACAACACATTTATCTGGAATAATTTGGAATAAATGGAATAATGCTTGACAAACTATACAAAATATCGTATAATATACATATATTATGAAAAAAACAAAGGTGAAAAATGACTACATTAAATAATGAACAGTTAAATCAAGTTGAATTGTTATATAAACACTACAAGAAAACTGACTTAACAAGAAGTGAAATTAACGATTTTATCAAGATTGGTAATATCAAAAATCCAAGTTGGTTAAAACAAGACCAATTCAAAGTTGCAAGAGGAGTTTACGCTCTTCCTATTGACGGTGATATCTCTCCTAAAATTAAAGAAGATATCATTTCAGAATTACCTAAAACTGAGACAGCACCTGTTAATGAGACAGTTAATCAGGCTGCGTTTATCGTTTCAAGTTTAACTGGTGATATCGTACCTACTAAGGATCCTGTGTTCGTACCCTGGGGTTACTTCAAAGATATTAAATCTATTGTTACTAGTAAACAATTTTATCCTATCTTTATTACAGGTCTTTCTGGTAACGGTAAGACTATGAATGTATCTCAGGCTTGTGCTCAAACTGAAAGAGAGTGTATTAGAGTTAATATCACAATCGAAACTGATGAAGACGATTTACTCGGCGGTTATAGATTGCAAGACGGTCAAACTGTTTGGCAGAATGGTCCTGTAATCGAGGCAATGGAGAGAGGTGCAATCCTTCTTCTTGACGAAATTGACCTTGCGTCTAATAAGATTATGTGTTTACAACCTATCTTAGAAGGTAATGGTGTCTTTCTTAAAAAGATTAACAAGTTTATTAAACCTGCATCAGGGTTCAATGTGATTGCTACTGCCAATACTAAAGGGCAGGGTTCTAATGACGGTAAGTTTATCGGTACTAATATTCTTAACGAGGCATTCCTTGAAAGATTTCCTATTACTGTTGAACAGGCATATCCCACAAATAAGATTGAAGGTAAAATCTTGTTAAATGTAATGTCTGAAAAAGGTCTTACAAAAGACTCTGATAAAAAGTTTGCCGATAACTTAATTACTTGGGCAGACATTATCAGAAAGACCTTTTATGAAGGCGGTGTAGATGAGATTATTTCTACTAGACGATTAGTCCACATAGTAGAAGCCTTTACTATCTTTAAGAATAAGATGAAGGCTATTGAGATGTGTACCAATAGATTTGATGTTGATACCAAAACATCATTCATTGATTTATATACAAAGATTGATGGCGGCGAAGATGTTGCTACTTGGAATAGTCCAGTTCTAGATGATGAATTAGATTCCGATGATAGTGAGGACGATAACCCTAGTTATTAAAATCTATCTCATAATGTAGTCGAGTGGCGCCTGTAGTCGGTGCCACTTTTTTACTTGCTTGACAAAAATATAAAAATAGTGTATAATTAAAACAATGAGAAACAAAACTAAAAAATTATAATGACAATAGAAGTACAAGTTAAAGGAAATAATGTCGAGAAGGCCATGAGAGTTTTAAAAAAGAAACTACTTAAAGATGGCTTACTAAGAGAATTAAAAGAACGCCAACACTATTCTAAACCTTCTGCCGTAAAAAGAGAAGCAAAGAAACAGGCAATTAGGCGTTTTAAAAAAGAACAAAAACTGAAAGATTTAAAAAAACAGTTTTAAAAGAATTACTTGATATGAATATGTTGCCCATATCAGCTAATGTAAAACAATCGGCAACAAGAACTTGAAGGAGTTGTATATTATGGGTAGAAAAACCTTAACTAAAAAACAAAAAGTATTAAATCTATTATCAAAGGGTAATCCCGTTTGGTGGAAAACTTTAAGAGGAAGTAGATTTGATTTGAAATCACCACGAGCAATGGTTGACCAACTACGAACTGAAGGACACATGGTTTATATTAATAAATCTGCTGGTGGTACTTCGTATCGTTTAGGTGCACCTACTAAAGCTATTGTAGCTGCTGGTGTAAACAAAGTGTTTGGAAGTAATTCATTTGCTTCTGTTAATACTTCGTTCTCTGATATCGTTGCTTCTGGTATCAAAGCTGTATACGGTAAACAAAAATTCGCTTACACTAATCAGTAAGAGTATTTTATCGTATAAATAGTAATGTGAGGCAGTTCGTAAGTCCTGACATTAGAGGTAGAGTGTCTTCCGCAAAGACACCAATGTGGGTTTTGCCGTTTCACCCGAGACAAAAAAACGGCACTTTATTACAAATGTACTAATTAACTTATATAAATAATTGTGATACGCTCAATTAAGAGGTATCGCAATGAAAACTTGCTTAATAAAAGGAGAAAAAATATGACAAGACTATCTATACCAAGTAATATATGGAACGAATTACGACCATTTTCAGTAGGGTTTGATGACCTATTTAACCGCTTTGATAATACATTAGAGTACACGGTTAAACAACCGACATCATACCCACCTTACAACATTAATAAGATAGATGACTTAAATTATCAGATTGAAATGGCACTTGCCGGTTTTAATAAAAAAGATATTGAAGTTAAATCTGCTCTTAACCAATTGACAATTAAGTCAGTTGAGAATGATGATAAGAATGAAAAGGAAACTATTCATAGAGGTATTTCAAAAAGAAAATTTAGTAGAACATTTACATTAGCAGATGATGTGATTGTAAATAGTGCTAAATTGAAAGATGGAATGCTTTTAGTCGAGTTAGAAAAAGTTGTACCAGAGGGTAAAAAACCTCGAACTATTGACATCAAGTAATAATAAATCTCAAGTTGAACCTTTGTAGGTCTTACAACTACATCTTCAATGACCTTGATTTATGATTAATGATTTTATTAACCATAAACAATTTAGAGAAAAGGAGAAATATTATGTGGACACAACCTCAAGCAACTGAAATGCGTTTCGGTTTTGAAGTAACTATGTACGTTATGAACAAATAATTATTTGTTTTTATTTTAGAGAGACCTGCTTGACAGGTCTCTTTATTTCTGTTATAATAAGTTGAATTAAACAAAAAGGTGAGTATTAATATTATGAAACTAAATCAAAACACACAAAACATTCTAAAAAACTTTTCTGAAATCAATACTAACATATTGATTAAACCAGGAAAACAATTAAGTACAATTTCTACTATGAGAAACATATTTGCTAAGGCAGATATTGATGAATCATTTGATACTGAATTTGGTATCTATGACCTCAATGAGTTTCTTGCAGTCATGTCGGGACTAAACAAACCTGAATTATCTTTACAAGATAAGTTTATGACTATCTCTGCTGAAGGCAGTAAGTCAAAAGCAAAATACTTTTATTCAGACCCATCAGTTCTAGTATCGCCAACTAAAGAAGTAAATATGCCAGAGGCAGATGTTACTTTTAGTTTATTAGAATCACATCTTACAGAATTAAAAAAGATGGCTGCAATTCTGAAAACACCTGACCTTGCATTAGTAGGAATAAAAGGTGGTGATATCATATTAAAAGTATGTGATAAAAAGAATGATACATCAAACAACTTTGATATTGTTGTAGGCGAAGGTGCTACAGCAGATTATACTTTCTATTTTAAAGTAGAAAATCTAAAAATGTTATCTGGTGATTATGATGTTTCAGTATCTTCAAAGTCTATATCTCATTTTAAAAACAAAAAACTACCTATTGAATACTGGATTGCTCTTGAGCCAGACAGCACAATTACTAAGTAATTTAAATTATATTATGAATGGAGTAAAGAATGAATACAGACTTTTTATGGGTCGAAGAATATAGGCCCGCTAAGATTGATGATTGCATATTACCGCCATCATTAAAAACACTATTTAAGTCCTTTATCAAGAAAGGCGAACTATCTAATCTATTATTTTCTGGCACACCAGGCATAGGTAAGACCACAGTTGCAAAAGCATTATGTGAAGAATTAGAATGTGATTGGATTATGATTAATGGTTCCGAAGAAGGTGGCATTGATGTACTAAGAACTAAGATTAAAAACTTTGCCTCTACTGTATCACTATCAGGTGGTAAAAAAGTAGTTATACTTGATGAGGCAGATTATCTAAATCCACAATCTACACAACCTGCATTGAGAGGCTTCATCGAGGAGTTTCACAAGAATTGTAGATTTATTCTTACTTGTAATTTTAAGAATAGAATAATCGAACCATTGCATAGTAGATTTTCTAATATAGAATTTAGAATCAATCCAAAAGATAAACCTAAATTAGCAAGTCAGTTGTTTTCAAGAGCAACTTATATTCTCAAAGAACAGAATGTTGACTTTGAAGAAGAAGTACTTGCTGAATTAATCAAGAAACATTTCCCAGACTTTAGAAAACTTATTAATGAATTACAAAGATATTCTGTAAGTGGTACTATTGATGCTGGTATACTTGTTAATGTATCTGATGAAAATTTAAAGACACTTGTAACTCACCTTAAAGGTAAAGAGTTTAGTGATATGAGAAAATGGGTTGTCAATAATCTTGATAATGACCCGGTTAAAATCTTTAGAAAAATTTATGATAATATGTATGATAGTTTACAACCAGAAACTATACCTCATGCTGTTTTAATTATTGCTGATTATCAGTACAAGTCTGCCTTTGTTGCAGACCAAGAAATCAATTTAGTTGCTTGTCTAACTGAATTAATGTCTCAGGTGAAGTTCAAATGAGTAGTATAGGGAAATACCTTAACCACGATTTAATCGCTAAAGACTTTACATATTCTGAATGGTATCATTATAAAGATGTATCAAAGGCAGCAAATCAATTTGAGAGTGTTGTTTATTCAATTGTTTATAGTGTAGATAAACCAACTGTACCTCCTAACAAGTTTACAGATTCTCCTTTTATTAAAATAGGAACTTCATCTGGTAAAGGTTTTGGTATGTCAGATGATAGTATGTCAGATAAACACAGGACTAAAAGAAGAAAAACAACAACTCAACCAAAAGATAGGTGGGGCGACCATAAAGTTATTATGAATTTAGGCACAGAAGCAAATCAAATTAAAAAGAACATAGGTAATTTAAAAGCTGCATGGTCACCTGTGTTTGAAAAATATGGATTTGGGCCTAAACTAACTAGAAATATTTGGGTTAGTTTTTTGATTCCTAATGACTCAATGAATTTTAGAGATTCTTCAATGTTGTGTGAGTGGATGGAAATAAATTCAATAAACGACCATATACAAAAATTTCAAGGTAGTGCTCCTGTAGCAGATTTAAAATATCAAAGTATGTCTGATAAAGAAAGAAGAGGATTATGTCTTCAAAAAGAAAAAGCATTTAAATCAAGAAGTACTAGATTTTCTAATGATGAAGATTACATAGATAAACTTACAAATAATTCTAAAAATTTTAGAGATACACCATCAGACTTGACTTCCTTCTTAACTAAAAAAATGAAAAGGGCATTGTAATGTATGAATTAAAAGAATACTTAAACGCAATAAACTTTACAAAGAATGACTTAATGAAGTCTGAAGATGATTTATGGAAGAAAAAGTATCCTGCTTTTATTGTAAATAAGATGTTATCTGCTTTTCCAGACACCATAATGCTTGTAAATGAGATGAATAGAAATCATTTCATAGACAAAGATATGCAATTTCAATTTCTACTAAATAGTATTAGAACGAAGAAACGATACAGTCCGTTTTTGAGGGCGAGTAAACTAAAAGAGATTGAGTGTGTAAAAGAGTATTATGGTTATAGTAATGATAAGGCAAAGTCCGCTCTTGATATACTCACCAATGATGAGATAAAACTCATTAAGGAAAAACTATATAAAGGTGGGATAAAATGAATGAATTAGGTAATAGTTGGGATCCAGGAAATATGTTGGAAGTCCAATTAAAAGAACCAGATGATTTTTTAAAGGTTCGTGA